TGCTCTGCCTCAACCTAGCCCCACCCCTCGGGGGTACTCGCTAGTCTAGGTAGTTACCCCGTATTTAACTATAAGTCTATTTTATCTATAGCCGCGCGTAACTCTAATACGTTCTTGTAAGCGATCATATATTGTAATTGCTGCGCTTTAAGTTCTACCTCTATGCAACTATTATTAACGTTATAATGCTTTAAGTACTTTACTAGCTTATCTATCCTAATACATAGTTGCTTATACTCCGCTCTATATCTATCTACGTAACTATCGCTTAACATATCTACTATAGTGTCTTTAAGTTCCATATATCCACCTTACCTTTCTTAATTCTTAAAGCCTCTTAGTGTCTTTACGATTTCCTTGTACGCGTCCGCCAAGCCTTTATTATATGCTCCTATTATGGTAGCGTCTGTATACTTTGCTTTAGCGTCCTGCTCTCTACGCTTATATATATCTATCATAATATCTATAGCAGCTTGTAAAGCCTCATACCTTGCCGCCTTTTCTCTCTCGGTTAGTTTTGCCATATATCCGCCCTACCTTTGCTTATTACTAAATATCTTCGTTAATTATCGGTCGCAATATCTTGTTAAGCTTGTTAATGGGTACTACCGCCTCTTTGCCTTTATCTCCTAACGTATGATATACTTTATTTTGCCATTTCTTATAAGCGTCTAAGTAAAGCTCGCTTTTATCTCCGTTATATGTTACCTCGTAGTACATACCGTCGCATATTGTCGTTGATAATAACGCCTTGTTATTCTGTAATGTTTTACATAGCCAAACTATATAAACATTATCGGTTGTTATTTCTTCGTTTATATCTGTAATTTCTTTCGTATCGTTATAGTATTTTACGACTACCTCTTTAGCTATTCTTATAAAGTCTTTATCTCCCATTTACTCGCCCCCTCTATTTATTTCTCTTTTTATCTCTTCTAGCCTCTGCCTTTTCTCTTCGCGATCTTTAGCTATTAAGTCGCGTATATATGTATACTCTTTAGCCTTTTTATTGTATTCTCTTAGTAAACTTATAGTATTATCTAGGTACTCTCTTATTGCCGCCTCTTCATATTGCAATTTACTAATAGCCATTTACTCGCCCCTTTCTATTATCCTCTTTACTTCTATAGTTTTTAATACAACTATTCTATAATCATTTCCGCAGCCTCGATTTTTAAAGGCTTGCAATACCTCTTCTAAATCTGCATAAGTAAGCATTTTATTTTTACTTGTACGTTGGTTATATGTCCCTATATTACTACACCGCCTAAAGTCCGTACCGTAAACAAACTTACCCGTTTTTATATTCATTATCGCATACATTATTTACGCCTTTCTTTAACTAACTCTCTTAAGTAGTCCGCGTCTATTTCGCCGTCGTCTGCCTGCTTATGATGATACACGCATAAGCATATTAAGTTATCGTCGTCTAATAGCCCGTTAGGATCTTCTTTTAATTTGGTTATGTGGTGGACTTCTAGCCCGTCGTATGTATAAACGCCTAGAGCCTTGCATACTTCGCAAAGCCCTAAAGCGTCCTCTTTAATTTGTTTAGCCTTTTTAGTCCACGCGTAGCGACTTCTAAGCCTGCTCTCGTCTGTCTTGGTGTATATCCTGCCTACGTTGCAATTATAGCCCCTTGGGTGTATCTTTCCGCACTTGGAGCAGCTTTTTAAGTCCATATTAACGCCCCCTTTATAAATTAGCCCTTGCTCTATATCTAACCTTAATAAATGGTTGCTTATATGGTTTTATTAAGCTTTTAACGGGCTTATATTTAGGCTTATCCCCGTATTTTAAGCTTTTGTCTATTTCCTCTTTAAGTCTCTCTATTATCTCGTTTATATTGTCGTTTATAAACTTGCCTATAGCCTCGCCCAAACGTCTAAATAGTTCGCCTAACTCGTCCGCTAGCTTTTTTATTGCCTCATAGTCTATTAAGCTTAACGTAAACTTTTTAGTTAGTCTTGGACTTTCCTGCCTTGGCGTTATAATGCCATATTCTTTTTTTAATTCTTTTTTAGCCTGCCGTCTGTTCATTTACTCGCCCTCGCTTTCGTCCTCGGGATATAAAGGACTATTAGCTAGCTTTTCGTCTGCCTCGTGCATTTCCTGCAAAGCTTGGTATTTGTTGGAGCTTATACCAAGTATAGCGCCTAAAAAGGTATCTATAGCCGTTATAGTAGCTGCTATAGCCTCGCTATAAGGTATACCCCATATACCGCCAAGCGTAAGTATTAGCGTAGCAAGTGCGGGTAAGATTTTTAAGGCTATAAACTTTAAAATATCGTATGTTTTATTGCTCATTATCATATTAACACCCCCTTTACATTATTCTTATAGTTTGCCCCGCATAAATTCTATTAGGGTTACTTATATTATTAAGTTCTACTAATTTACTAACGGTAGTACCATATTTAGCAGCTATACCGCCTAGAGTGTCGCCGCTCTTAACCTTGTAATAGAGTTTCGCTCTTTCCTGCGGCTTGTTCGCAAGCTTGGCGTTAACTAGTTCTTGGATAGCTTTATAGTCGCAGCCTGCCGCCTCAAGTCTAACTTTTCTATCCGCTCCGTTGCCCCAACCGCCGTTTATCACTTCGTTAGCTATTTCCTCGTCGCTCTTTCCGCTAATATTGTCTTGTACGTCGTCTATAATTTTTTCTTTAAACACGGATATATCAACGTCGCCCTTTACGCCGTCAACCGCTCCCGTGCTAGTGTATTGCCAAGCGTCCCACTCTATCGTAGGCGTATTACTTGAGTATTTAGCAACCCATAGGTATAAGTAGGTAAGCTCTGTTAAGTTTAAGCACTCTTTATACCAACTTTCGCTAGCATATACGCCCGCCTCATACCCTGCGGCTTTAATAGTGTTACAAAATGCCTTAATTATAGCGGTACGCTGTGCCCTTGTAAGTTTTCCGCGGTCTGCTCTGCCCGTCCCTTTAGGGCTGCCGTTTTCGGTGTCTATAAATATAGGGTAGTCTAACGTTGCCCCGTCTAATAGCTTAAGTGTATAGTTTGCCTCTTCTACCGCCTCTTTTTCGGTTATAGCCTGCGTTACAAAGTATACGCCTAAAGGTACGCCCGCTATTTTTGCACAAGTTAAGTTAGTCTTAAAGTTTTTATCGGTAATAAGCGTACCCGCTCCGTAACCTCTGTAGCCTGCCCTTATTATTGCCCCGTCGCAGCTTTTGGAAACTTTAGCCCAACTTATAGAGCCGTTAAACTGTGAAACGTCTATAATTTTCATTTACTTTTTACCTCGCTTTCGTTTTCTTTTTATCTTAGCACCCTTTAAGGCGCTTAATTTCCTATATTTTTTCTAGGTCTATATTAGATCCATTTCGACGGCTACCAAGTATATAACTTTATTCATAGCGTTATAATATGCCGCCTTGCTTAGCCCTCTCGCTATCTCTGCGCCGCTTTGGGTGTACTTGTCAATAAAGATTAACTCCGCCGCCTCTCTGTCCTCTTTGTTAAGGCTATTTAATACGTTTTCTATTTGTTTTAACCTCATATTAGCAAGTATAAGCCCCCTAGTATCGCCCTTATATTTAGCTATTAGCTTTTTATTGCTCTTATAGTCCATAAGCTCTTTTTTAACGTATTGCCTTACGTGCCACGGTATTTTATATTTATTTGTCACTCTAGCACCACCTTTTTATATACGCATTTGTCGCCCCTCTTCTTAGCGTGTGACATAGCGCTATATATTGCATTTTCTGTTACTCCGCACTCTTTAGCTAAAGCTCCTACGGTGTCCCCCATAGCTACTATAAACTCGTACTCGTCTTTAGTTGTTTTTATAAATACGTAAGCCATTACTCGCCCCCCTCTTCTAATAGCATAGGCATATTACTAATTAACGCCTTTAGATTTTGCGGTAGCTGCGCGTTTTGCTTGTCTCTTTGTAGCTGCTGCTCGTATATCATACGAAAGTTAGCGCGGTCTACTTGTATTTCTTCACTAAAACATAAATTGCGAAAGCCTAACCGCTTTACTACTGTCTTAGTCGTATCGTCTAAACTTGCTAACGCCTCGTCCTCTCTATAAGATCCGTACTTACTTATAGCTTTTAGCACCTCTTGCCAAGCGTCGCCCCACTCTTTAGCCTCGCCCTGCGTTATGCCCGTTGCCTGCTCTCTTATATCCGCTATACTTGGCGACCATTTGTTAGTAGCTACCCACTTATTAAGCGTAACCTCGGCTACGTTATACGGTATATCGCTTAGTTGCTTAAACCATAGCTCCATAGCCTGCGCGTTTGGTAGTATATTCTCTTTGGGGTAATATGTACGTAAAGCGCTAGCAAATATTGCAAATTCTTTTTTTGTCATTTTTTCCCCCTTTCTATTAACTCGTCTAACTTGGTTATATAATCGTTTAATATCTTTCTAAACTTTTTTATCTTGATTATGTCGCCTATAAAGTCCATAACATAAAGCGCTATACAAGCGTATATTATGTATTGACACGTTACTAATAAATCGTTATTCATACGTTAGCCCTCACTTTCTGCCCAACCGCTCGCCATACTGTAAAACTCGTCTAACTCCTGCGCCTTGGTTTGCTTTAGTGGTTTATTAGATCCGCTATTAAAGCCGTTACGTTCCCAAGTTCTAAGCGCCGCTTTCCAATCTTTCATTTTATTTTTACCGACTAGCCAACCGTTGCTAGTGTAGTAGTCTATAAAGTGTTGCGCGTCTACTGAATTATTACGCTCGATACAATAAGCCGTAACCTCTTCAAGTGTGGGCGGTGTAAAGCGTTTAGCTTTACTTTTCTCGCTCTTACTCTTCTCTATATCTTTCTCTTTATCTATATCTTTCTCTATCTCTATCTCTGTGTTACTGTTTGTTACCGCTCCGTTACTCTCTGTTACTTCGTCGTTACATTGTAACGTTTTAGTATCTTTAGTTAGCGTTAAGTCTAATAGGTTTTTTTGTCTAAAGCGCCTAACCCGCTCCGCGCTTTCGCTCTCTCCGCCTATTAAATAAGGTACTTCGGTTAATATAAACTCGTGTTCGCTCTGCTGCTTAATTAACCCCATACTATCTAAGAAAATAAGCGTTGCTCTTACGTTTTCGGCGTCCTCGTCAAGTGCTAGTGCCATTTCTTCGTAAAAGGTAGGCTCTACGCCCTCATAATATAACGCCCCCTCGTCTTTAAGGCTTAGTAGTTGGAGCTTTAAATAAATAATTGTGTAAGTGTCGCCGCCTGCTATCCTGCGTAGCTTTTTCATAGCTCTACTTGTGAAAAAGTCTGCTTTAAGCTTAAGCCAAAAGTATTTTTTAGCCATAACTACCCCCTTGTATTAGCTGCCGCTATAAGCGTTAACCATATAGAGCTAATACCGCATACAATTAACGGTATCTTGCTATTACTATCCAAAGCGCAAGCCCCTACTATAAACGCTACTAAACTTATAATAGTTAACCCCTTTAATATCTTGTTTTTTATCCTCATTTACTCGCCCCTTTCTATCGGCTCTAATACTGTTAAGGTTGCCGTTATTTTTTTTGATTTCCCCGTAAAACTAACCGTGTCGCTAACCTCAAAACAAACCAACTTATTATCTATAAGAAACTCGCCTAAGTTTAGGGCTATTTGTTCTTTTCCCCCAAAATCGGGCAAAATCTGCTTAATACGCAGCGTTCTAATTCTTTTTTCTATAGAATTAGAACGCCTAAAAGCGTCCGCTCTCATTTGTCTATCATAAGCCGCCGCTTTAGCTGCGTTTCTCTCTGCTAATCTTTTATACTTCTTTGCTTTCTGTCTTGCGTTCATAAACTCCGCCCCCTCTTGCGTACTTCTTATACTCCCGCTCCGCTTTTTTTCTTTCTTCTCTGTAGCTCTCGGACGGTCTTAAGTTCTCGTAGTTCTCTTGCAGCTTACGCCTACACCTACTAACCGCCTCAAAAGTTGCTATCCCGTGGTAGATCCTAAAGCGCCTATCGCTAAATACTCTTTCTAGCCACCCCGCGCCCTTTTCGTAGTTCGTTAATTTGGTATAGACGTAATTAGCATATAGTGCCATATCGTCGCAGCGTGCCGCCTCGCTATATTTAAGTATCGGCGTTATTTCCTGCTCTATTGTTTTAAACTCCATTTTTTACCCCCTTTTAAATCGTTTTTTAGGCGTTTTTAGCTTTAAACTATATATTTATACCCTTTTTCATTTTAAACGCTTTCTCGTCCGTCCTAGACGCGTTAGCGTTCAATATAAGTATTTTTATAGGGCGCTTATAAATAATTGCGCCCATATCTTTTTATAAAGTCCTCTATTGTCTTGTTATATTGCTTTTGCCATTCAATTTGGCAACGTGTTTTAAGTGTTAAGTCTACTTTGCGGTTACTGTGTACGCCTGCCGCTCCCGTGTGGTGTCTTTGGCATAAGTAAACTACGCACCCGTCCGCGTCGCTTATCCTGCGGTTAGCCGTCCCGTAAAATATATGGTGTATTTGTAAGTTAATAGTAGTACCGCATATATAACAAGCTTTGTTACGTTGTAATAATGATTTAACCATTACTAGCCCCCTCTATATAATCGCTAATATTCATTTGTCCCGCTATCTGCGTCTTATCCTCTTTTAGTTTCATAAGCTGCACAAATTCGCGGTATTTTCTAGTATACTCGTAGCTATCTTTAAAGACGTTACAAACGGCTTTATATAATTTAGGCTCGTAGATCCTAGTTATTTCTAGCTCTTCCTCTAAGCCTCTACCATAAGGGCAGCAGCAACAACCCGTACGCTTAAAGCCGTATTTTTTATAACAATCGCTATGTATAACGCTAAACTTAACCTCATATTCTTTTTTAGTGCCGTCTTTATACCAAAATATAGGGCGGTAAGTATCTATTTTATCGTTATTTATGGAATAGCAATTTTTATATGCGCTTGCCCTTATCCCGCCCTCTGCTTGCCTTACTCCAATTATTGTTAAATCTGCGTTATATTTTTTTTCTAACTGTTTTCTTACACCTTTTTTAGCATACTTACAACATTTATCGGATATTTTGAAAGTAGGCGGGTTAGCTATTAAAAACTCTTTTAGATATTTGTTATAGTTGACGTTAAACTTTCCTATTTTTCCCTCTTTACTTTTTAATATATCGTCATATTTGCCGCACCACCATTTTACGCCCGACATACAATTAGGATATTCTTTTATAAGTTCTTCGTAAGGTTTATCCTCAAACTTAAAGTTATATTTTTGCAATCTGTATAACATTTGGCTTACGTATTTACTTAAAAAGGGTTGTCCGTATTCCTTGCACGTAAGAGGTATAGGCTTTATAGCTCTCTCTCTTATAATCTCTATGTTATATTTTTTCTCCAAGTAGTCTAAATGGTCTTTAGTAGCTTGGTACTCTAGCCCCGTGTTAAACCATATATATTTTACTTTTTTATCCTTGTCTACGCGGTGTACTAAATCTAGTATTATGTCGCTATCACTTCCGCCCGAAATGCTGCAAAGTATAGTTTCATATAGAGGGCTATTTATAACGCTATTAGCTTTTACAAAACTATCTACTATAGTTATATCGTCTTGGGTGTCTAAAAACTCCCACAAATAAGCCTCATTCATTTTTATATATCCCCCTTGCCTGCTGCGCCCCACTCTCTATTAAGTTGCGCCTCTAATAATCTTAGCTTTAGCTTAGTAACGTTAATATGCTCTTTATTAGCGTCGTAGTTAGCTTGCTCTACGTCCCTTTTAAAGCGTTTCTCTGCTACCTCGGGTACTCCGTAAATAATATTATTGATTAAGGTTACGGGCATTTCGCCCGCCCTT